CTAACGCGTTGTTTTCTTAAATTTTCCATTTCCTAGATATAATTGATACGTAACTGTCTGCTTTTTTGTCTGAAAGACAATCTTTCCGAGCGATGAATTACCACCTGCCTTATCAAAATGAAGCGTCAAATCTTCTGGCGCTTGAATCGAACGAGGAACCGCCAAACGGTTGTAACCATTGGAAATCCTCTCGCGAGAAAAATTCATGTCCAATTGACTTTGAGCTGAACTGCTCAACTTCTGACTTTCCCGATAAAAATGCTCAAACTCCAGAAAGAAAATCTGCTCTTCCACCTGTTCAAAAGAAGAACGAACAGAGCCCGACACAGCAAGCAATAAGAAACTCGTTATAAATAAAGTCAGCAAACTTTCCAAAAGCGTAAATCCCTTAATCTGCAACGGAACGAGCTTCTTTTGTATGTTTCGCATAGTAAGCCTTATAAGATGCCGCTTGCTTGTCTGTAATCGTGCCTTCGTTGACTAATTTTGAGAGTGTCGCTTTTTCATTAGTGTGATTGACCTCAAACAGCTCCGCTTGGCTTTCCACAACTTTTACCACCGCTGCATTTCCTTTTTCCGTCACCGCTTCTTTTTGCTTGGTCAAATTCGGTACAAATAAGAGCATCAAAACACTGATGATAAGAAGCACGACTAACATCTCAAGTAGCGTATCTAAAACTCTTATCTAAAGAATACAATAAAACCGCAAGCCTGAACCTGCGGTTGGTGTAATCTATTTTTGATTTTATACAGATTTTTTAGTGAGTTCGTTAAGAAAGCAATTCATTAACTCGATTTTGAACCGCTTGTGCATCATAACCAGCGTTTGTTAAGTTGTCGAAACGCTCTTGTCCATTACCCCAAAGACCTTGTACAACCTCATTTGCCACGGTATCAAGATCTGCGGTGTTTCCACCACTTAAAAGACTATTCACTCTGTCCTGTACAGCTTGGGCGTCGTAACCAGCATTTTCTAGTTTGTCGAAACGTTCTTGACCGTTCCCCCACAAGCCTTGTAGCACTTCATTTGCTAAAGTATCCAAGTCTTTACTAGTGTTTTCAGCATTTAAGAGGTCATTTACCTTATCTTGCACGGCTTGCGCATTATATCCCGCATTTGTTAGGTTATCAAAACGTTCCTGTCCATTGCCCCAAAGTCCTTGAATAACCTCATCGGCTACGGTATTAAGGCTTTTTACAGCGTCTTTACTGATTACATTATCCTCTTCCTCATCATCTAACAATACAATATTCTTGTCAAAAGGATTGCTAGAATATTGCCACCAGCGAATGCCGTCCATGCTTGGAAAATAATTAAAATCAGCGTTGCCATCATTTAAACCATATCCAGCAATCCATAGGCTATTAGGGAATCGCGCAAGAATCTGCTCATAATAGATATTATTGAGCGTGAACGGCTTGTAGCTGTAGTAGATCGGCTCATAGCCATTTTCTTTGAGGATTTCCATAAAGCGCAGACAAGCATCTGTGTTTGCCTGTTTATCTCCACTAGCGTGATCTTCGTAGTCAAGGCACAAGTATTTTACCTTTTGAGGGACGTTGTCAATGAAGTAGCGTGCTTCTCGTTCAGCCTCTGCTACGTCTCCACCGAACCAAGCATAGTGATAAAATCCGATAGGGTTTGACTGCTCCACTTGAGCAGATAAGCAAGGGTTAATGTATGAGGTACTTTCTGAAATTTTAATGATGGTGTTAGTTGTTCCCATCTGCCCCAAAATACCTGTAATGTTATAGCCCTGATGACTTGCTACGTCAACGAATAAGTCGTTTTTATTCATCGTTTAATCCTCCTTCGGATTTTCATAACCAAGCGCTTGCTTGCTGTCAGTTATCCCTTTAGTTGTTGGATCTGGAATGATATTTAGAATATTTACAATCGTCAACCCAACAAGATAGGGATTCGCGAAGAATTTACCAAGCAAGTCTAAAATGACTCCCCAGCTAACCAAATCTTCTAGTTTTAGATTGAAATAGGCCAGAATTGGCAAAGCTAGTGCAAATGCCACTCGCAATAAGAATGTTTTATTTTTTAAGCTAAAACGTACTTTCCAGTTTATCATGTTTATTCTCCTTTTTTCGTATCATCATCTTTTTCAAGTAATCGCTGAAATACTTTTACAATTGGCTGAAAAAGAGTAACGTTTCCTTTTAATTTGCGGTAATTTTCAATGAGAGATTGAAAAGTGAATACAATATATCCAAGATAGATTGAATACAAGAAAGCAAACCCTGACTTTTCAGGCAACAAAACGGACATCGGAATGAGGATCATCAGCAAGAGAACCCCTAAAATTTTGCGAAGTATCCCATTGATGCCAATTTTGCTCTTGTACTCAATTTCTGGATTTACAATAGCTGCAATTGTCCCTGTGACAAAATCAATGATTTCCATTGAGACAATCAGTGCTAGAGCGTACAATACCAAACCATCTTCTGTTTGAATGAGGCTTCTAAAAAAATTAAAAAATTCGATTTGCATATATCCTCCTTTATCTACACTTCTTTCAGATTAAATTTCAATCCACGGAATTTGCTAGCAACTCCAGGGCGATTCTTGGCTGTAATTCGATAAAATCCGATATCGAGCACAGCTCCGTCCGATAATGACTGTCCATTTGACGTCACAATCACGTTGTCTCCAAAATAGTGGACAATTGACGGGCGTTCAATATAAACCGAGACCTCAAACATTGTCTTTGTTTGGGAAGAATTTAGTTGACCTTCTAAATCAAAGCCGTCAGTTCTTTCAATGAATTTGACTTCATCCTGCTCGTCTGACAAGAAGTCTGAATAGTTCAAATCTGACACAACTTTGTTATTTTGATATCCAACTTTGCTAGATTCTGAAATCACAACCGTCTGATGTATCAATTGACTTGCTAAGAATTCTGCCCCTTTTTGATGTCCTAAATCGCCAAAATGACACATATCAGGGATAAGAGCTTTAATGCTATATTCCGAGTTGTTCAGAATATTTCTAGTCCCTGCATTGTAGTCAATGAACGGGATATCTAACTCATTCGCCAAATCTTTCTTGATAGTATCGGCAATACTGTTGATTTTTGAACCAAAACGATTGTAGTTTTCGAACTCTGCCTGTGTTGACATTAGGATAGGTTTAATGCCTTTAGCTACCAAGCGGTTAACAATGTCGATGTGGTTCTCTTCAAAAGATTGGATATTACTTTTTTCGTAAACGTTATCGTTAATACCCATTGAAATAAAAGCGTAGTCAATTTTTTCAGTGATTGGGGCTAAAACGGCATCTAAGTTTTCTTTTAACCAGGCAATCGTTTTACCAGAAAAACCACGGTTATAAAATTTATGGTTGAAGCCATAACCTTTTTGACCATTAACAATACCGTTTAAAATCTCGGTATAAGTATTTGGTTTAGGAGTTAGGTTTTCAAGCGTATTTCCTGAGTAATCTGATGTTCTGTATCCATCCGTTGTTGAGTCGCCCAATGTCACGATAACAGTGCGTTTGGTTTGTAAATCAACCTTCAATTGTTCAAGTGTGATACCTAGTTTTTGTTTAGTTTCTTGATTGGCAAGAAAAATATTGCTATTGCTAGAAATGTGTCTAATCTCACCGTTATAGATTTCAGCAATCTTAAGAAGTGATGCCGTCTTTGGAATTGGCGTTTTCTTATGGTCATCATAAAAATCCATTCCCACCACTTGAAACTTCTTAGTCTCTCTGTCGAAGAGTAACAATCTAGCGAAATAGTCTTCGTAGGTTATCTCAAATTCTTCAATGCCATGGATAAAGTAATTTTGATAAGCGACGATGAAATCACCTTTCTTACGACCTCTGACCGTTCTTGTCTTAAGGTCAAGCGTGATTTCTCCTTGGATGATTGTTCCCCAATCAGCATTAACGTAGTCTAGGCGTTCACCGACTTTAAGCCCTACCGTCTTAACAAACGGAGAAGATTGTGGATGAACCAACGCACCATTGAATAGAATGGCTAAAATAGTTTCCCGGTTTCCGATGTTTGAAATGTCATTTAACGTTTTGACATACAACGACCTTGTTTCGTCGTTGTAGATAACGTATTGTGACAGCCCAGTTTTAGGGAGCGGGGCGGTCAAAGTTTGATTAGTGCTTGCCTTACGTTTCCCAACTTGGAACCAGCTGCCATTACTCAACTCTACCTGGGAATTAGTGGCGTCAATCAACAAGCGCCCTGCAATCATCAAACCAAATCCCATGCGCTCATCGAGTTTAGTGTCTGTAATTGACCCATCAACGATATTCGATGTCGAAACGGCATTATTGCCAACAACTGCAACTTTGTTTCCCGAGATGTGCTCTCGTGCATCTTGTGCTAACATTGCCCAAGTAACTTGCGCAGCACCATTTTTGTCAACTTTGTCATTGACAAGTTGGCTGGCTTTTTGATTAGCAGCATCTGCACTAGCATTTATACTCATAAGATTTTGTGAAAGTGTGTCGAATTTACCTCTAGCTCTTGCAACCTCTAAATTATTATCTCTACTGTTTGCTTGAGCGTCGTGATACACACGCTCTAAGCCAACCCTAAGAGCATACCTCACATCTTTACCATATTTCTTTTGAGTAATTGCATCAAGAGCCTCATCAATGGTATAGAGTTTATTGTAATCCATGTGTGTATCATCTTGATAAAACCTTGTATCACCAATTGCTTCGATGTTGTTAGTCATTCGGTATCTCCTTTAATTTTTTAAGTTTTGTCTGTATTTCATAAATCTTGGTTTCATACAGTTCTTTCTTACCTTGAGCTACTTTTACTTGAGTTTTCAAAGTCGCAATCAAGTCAGCATCCTTTTTAGCATCCAGTTTCTTAATTTCACTATTAAGCGTCGCTATCTCTTGAGCTATACTTTCTAACTGTACTTGATATTGTGACAGTTCGCTTTCCAGCAATGCAATATTATTTGCTTTAGTTGTTTGTTCTTCAAGTTGTCTTTGTTTGGCTGCATTATCTGCTGCAACCTTCTCCATCGACTTTTGAGCCTCCTGTTGTTGCAGTTGAAACATTGATAAACTCTGATTACTCGAACCAATGGTAAGAGATACTGATTGAGGTTTAGTAATATTTATTGTTTTCTCAATGATTTGTAACTCCTCAACGCCAGACATAGGGGCATTGATGATTTGATGGGTATTACCTACTTTAAACTTGATATAGTTCGTATCAATTAAGCACCTCTCGACGACCTCGACTTTCCAGCTAGCTAGGATTGATTTGAGATTATCTATGTACTGCTGACCGCGTTTCTTTAAGATATCTGGGCTGTAAATATCTGACCATGTAACTGATTTTGTGATTAAACCAAATTGCTCAATCAACTCTTCGTTCTCTAGCCAATATTTACCACCATTGACAGATTTGATAGTAACCTGTTCACGTATAATATCTGCGCTAGATGTTTCCGATGTCGTACCATTATCCAAATCTGCCCCTACTGGAACAATCCTAGTCAATAGACCATCAAAAGATAAATCTCTTGTAGCTGTCTTAATATTTGAGCCTAGCATAATTGGTGAACCATTAATTTTATCGCCAATTTGTTTTAAGTAGTCAATGTACATACCATCCGTTTCATGCCTTAACACCAAATATCCGTTTGTTTTTCCAATCAATTTATCCTTGATCGTGTCCCAACTGGTATCATAGCCAGTATACCTAAATGGCGTATCAGATGGAGCTGGTACATTGACCACACCGATCTTAAAGCGCTTGTGTGGCTCAACCTGAGAATTATGGCGGTTAATAATACGAGTTAGATAGTCCTCAAGTCCCCTGTTTGGCACTTTTTCGAAATCCTGGCAACTGTCATGTAAGTATGCTAGCATATCCTCGCAAATGATTTCTTGAGCAAAACCATCAGATGCCATAGACATCGACACTGATAAGACTCGGCCATAAAATTCCACCTCGCCATCAAATAAATTCACAATCTTTACAATTCCCTTGATAGGCTTTATTTTTTTGTATAGATTGTGATTCATCCCAATAACTAGACGACACTCATTGATACCATTTACAATTTGCTTGATACTACCTGAGCTTAACCTATATTCTCTATGGGAAACTGTCGGCTCATGCAATACTTTTTGCTTACTAGTATCACCAATATCTTCTGCCTTATCCCAGTATAGAGCAAGATAGCCAGGATTTTTTACTGTATTCACACCCATTATCCCAACACCTCCCTAGAAAACCGAAAAGAAACATCTGCAATACCTGTGATTGTGAACAATGCAAGTTGTTTAGGCGGTATCTTTAACAGTACATTTTCTTGCTCCCCTTTACTAAATTGATAAGCCGATCCATTATGCTCAATAACGATATTAGAACTACTGATAACTTTGGGGATGATAGTTGTATCTCCAGGATTGTAGATTGGTACTACTTGCTTACTTTTTATTGTCCATTTTGTCCAGTTAGCAACACCATACTCAAAACTAAAATCATCCCAAATGTCATCGAAGAAATCATCAAGAGCTATAAGAAATGGATAACAGCTAAATTCAATAGTCGCTACTAATGCCCTCTTTTGAGGATCATCCTGCACTTTGACACTCTTACATTTGCCATACCAGTAAAATCCCTCATCATGTGTATCAGTGAGTCTTGATTTACCAATACGCATGAGTGACGACTTGATTTCTCGTTCCGCTGTTTTTCTGTCAGCGTATTTTGTATTTGGCAACTTAAATTCATAAGTTATAATGCGATTGTTGAAATATCGTTCACCGTTCATCATTGAAAAATCTAGCACGCCCTGAGAATAAAGGAGATTTTCCAGCACCTCCTTTTCCTCTGGTGAAGGGGCATCTCTACTTACTAGATACCACCCCTTAGATTTAGTATCAAAATCACCAAACTTAATGTATTCAATAATTTCTAAAATCATAACTGATGTCTCCTAATCATTGCTGTATTACTACCAATGGCCTCATCAAATATGTCTTTTGTTTCCCCAACCAAAGTTCCACTATCAAGTACAATCTTCTTACCTTTTTCTATAAGTGCCTCAAGGTCATAGACCTTATCTAAAAGATTTTCCAAAAGATTATTATTATGAACATGATAAGCATCCTTTTGAGATTTTTTGTCATCAGCGGTCACACGCATCGCTTGTTCTCTCATCACTTTCGCTGTCACAGAGTGAGAAATGTTAGTTTTACCGACGCCTAAAACATTTTCAGGTTTAAAACTAAAAGCATTGATCTTACTATACATATCGGTCATCGCCTCATCAACTTTGACAGTAGATTGATCGATACCTTTAGCAACACCAGCTCCGATCCACCAACCAACTTCATCTCTAAATAGATGTGATGGTGAGTTAATTTTAGCTTTTGCTTGCGCTGCTCTTTCTGCCTCTGCAACAAGTGCATTAGCTGCTGCTGTAACAGCTGGAAGAGCATTACGCATCCCTACAGCAAGGCCCTCGCTCATATATTGACCGGCGCTTATCATTCGACTACGACCATTATTGACAGTATTTACTACGGTATTTATTGCTGATTGCATCAATGTCACCATTTTTTGACCTGATGACTGAATGTGTTGCGCCATTTGAGCGCCACCCTGTTGTACCGCTTGGGATGCCCTTGTCATTCCGTTTTTGGTTAAAGATACAATCTGATTTAACGTTGATTGCATTGTGGTAGTCATTTGAGTACCAGCTGTTCTAATACTTGTGCTCATCTGCATTGAGCTATTAAGCACCGCGCCGGATGCATTGGTCATAGAATTAGTTACAACCATAGACAATTGCATCATACTAGACTGGATAACAACCACCATCTGATTACCAGCAGTAGAAATTGATGCAGTAGCCCCAGACATGGCTACTTGGATAGACACACCTAGCGCTGTGACTTGACCTTGTGCAACACTTGAGTTGCTTGCTAGTAATCTCATAGCATTACCTGCAGCATTTGCTTGAGCATTAAAACCAGAAAGACCAGCTCCTGCCACAATCAATGCTGGTGTCATGGTCATAATTTGGGAGTTAAACATAGCGATTGGGGCATTTATTGCCGTTAATCCTGCCACGCTACTTAAAATCTGTGCTGTGAAAATAGTAAAGCCAGATACTGCCATTGTCATAATAGATGGTAAAAGACCTAAAGTTGTTGACAACAATGTTATCTGAGTTGAAAAATTCGTAAGCCCTGTAACTGCCATCATAGATGATGTAGCAACTAAAGACATAGATGTCCCTATTGTTTGAAAAGAACTTGAAATTCCAGCAAAGCCAGAGCCAAGATTTTTAATCGCTGCATTAAGTTTCTCAATGTCACCAGTAAATCCAACTAAGTTCCCTGCATAAGATGCTGCACCTAAACCTGTAACAGCTGCTGCTAGTGCTCCAACTCCTGCTGCAGCATTCATAATGCCACTTGCATTGCTAGCAATCTTAGCTAGTGAGTCACCTATTTGGGTGAACGAGTTCCCAACTGACTCAATTACACCTTTAATACCATCTAATACAGTTCTAATGGCCTCTCCAACACTCTTAAATACATTTGCTACACCCTCAAGAGCTGTCTTAATCGCTGTACCGAAACTCTCAACAACTCGTGCAGCACCATCAAGGGCTGTTTGCAACCCTTGACCGATACCTTGAGCCGCTGTACTTATAGCTTGGCCTGTTGCTGTGATTGCTCCCTCTGCATTAGCAAAAGCATTTACAAGTATTGAGAGGCCATATGCTGCAATAGCAATCCCTGCACCAATTAAAAAAACTGATGCTCCAAATGCAAGTATCCCAACAGCGCTAGCTGTCAAAGCTGGCCCCAACAAGGCAAATATACCTGCTAATACAGCTATACCAACTCCAAGGCCAAGCATTGCCAATTGGGCGCTTGTTCCGGCATTGCCTAGTTCTATTGCTGCTTGAACTAATATATAGATACCACCAGCAACTAAAGCCACACCTGCACCAACCATTAGCATTGCAGCCCCCATTGATAGCCATTGGGCAGGGCTGGCCATTGATGCCGCTTGACCAAAACCTTGGGCAACTGTTGAGATAGCTGTTGCCAGTCCTTGTAGTACTGTTGAAATACCTTGTGAAATAGATGTGATAAGAGAACCAAGCCCAGAAAAGACTTGCTCTATGATACCTTTAGATTGAGTCGCTGATGCTCCAGCACCATCAAAGGCCTCTGTAGCATTCTTTTTGAATAACTTGAACGGATTGAGTTTTCCGATGATATCAAAACCTTTGAATTTAGATAACAAAGTCCCTAATACTGGTAGTAATAGCGCAAAAATAGATGGATCTATTCCAGATAAGAACTCCCCAATTTTGCTAGCTATTTTACCAATTGCCTCAACGACTTCATTAACTTTATTCCTGAAATCTTCGCTAGTGGTATATGCTTGAATAAACCAACCAACTAAAGCTCCAATGCCTGCAATAGCAAGACCCCAAGGATTAGACAAAGCTATTTTTAACAACCCAAAAGCAGTTTTTAGCCCAGTTATAGCCTTAGTTGCAATTGATACTGTCTTGAACGCTGCAACCATCCCGATCACTGCACTAGCGATTGCTTGAATAGTACCAGGCGGTAATGAGGAAATAAATTCAGCCCCTTTAGTAGCAGCATCTGCAAGAAACTTAACCACCTCACCTAAAGCTTTAGCGATCTTATCAAAATTTTCTCCACTACCAGCTAGAGATGAAAAGACATGACCTATTGCATCTTTAACTGCATTGAAAGCTCCAGCTACTGCCGTTATAGCTCCAGTGTCTTTGAAACTAGATAAAAAGTTACCAACTTTATCAAAAGCTCCCATGATATTGTTTACCATTTCCTCTGGTAACATCTTTTTCAATCCTGCCTCTATCTCTGGTTTAGCTGATGCTAAAAATGTTGAGATAGCTTTTGGCAAAGATTTAAAAGCATTACCTACCATCGGTATAAAGTTTCTAAAGATAAATGTTGATGCTGTTTTAGCAAGGTTCTCTAATGGTTTGCTAATATCTCCTCCTGTGGTAAGGTTTCCTAAGAAATCCTTAAATGCAGCTTGCATAGATGCAAAAGATCCTGAAAATGTTTCGGCTGCCTCTTTAGCAGTAGTACCAGTAATCCCCAGTTTCTTTTGTACAATAGAAATTGCTTTAACCATGTTTGCAAAGGACAAGTCACCCTCATTCACGGTCATATTCAACTCCTCTTGCACATCTTTGTAACTAGCAGCATCTTTTATTAGTCGTTGCATCTCTGCTTTTGTTCCACCGTAACCAAGTTTTAGGTTATCTAGCATTGCATAGTTGCCACGCGCTAATGACTGGTAAGTTTGAGTAATGAGTTTCATATCAGAACCCATCTTGTTTGCGTTGTCTGACATATCTGTCATTGCTGTATTCGCTAACTCAGCAGCCTTTGCTGTATCTCCTCCCAAAGAAGAAATCAAGCTGGCAGAAAATGATGTTACATTTTCCATGTACTCATTAGCTGATACTCCAGCTGTTCTAAAAGCCTCATTAGCATACTGTTTAACAGTACCAGCTGAGTCTTTAAAAAGTGTCTCAATACCACCGATAGATTGTTGTAATTTTGCCCCCTCATCAATTGCTGATGAAAATGCGCTTTTAACTCCTCCTGTAAGTGCACTAATTCCACTCATCAATGCACCACTAACTAAATTTGCTCCTAAAACCGATTTAAAAGCTGAACCTAGCCCACCTAATGATGATTTCAGACTATTTATATCCCCTTGGGCTTTCTTCCCATCCAAATCAACCGCAATGGTTACTTTACCGTCTGCCATGTTCTACCTCCTTTCTTTATTAAATATTTGGCAATGCGTATTGCTCCTGCAGTTCACGCATTTTTTGTTTTTCTTTTGAACTTTCCCCTTTTGAAGGTTTCCACGCTCTAATCTTCATTACCTCAACAAACTTTGTTCCATCTGGTAAACCAGATAATAAGGCGTTGAACTTCTGCCAATGCAATTTCCCTTGTTGTTCAATCAAATCAATGTTATAGGCCTGCATAAACGATGAAAAAATGTACTCGCCATCATATTTGATATTAAACAAGGGCTTATCATCGTGATCTTGGGCATCTTTAGTTTTTTTAGGCAATACATTGCCCTCAATATCATACCTATCAACCTCATCAATAGCCCTAGTAACCTGTATGTGCTTTTCAAATATATCTGCATAGATGGCTAACGCCTGCTTTGTATCCATATCCTTAAAAGTTACATCATCGGTTAATTTTGCTAGAGCTAGTTTTGGTTTAAGTTCTACTGGGATATGTCCTTTACCCCACATATCAAAAATCCATAACACCCTATCAAACGACAATAAAAGCTGATACTCTTTGTTATTAAGTACCAGCTTGTCATCCATTTTTTTGGAAATATCAAACATTATTCAGCAAGATACTTCTTGAAATTTTCATCGTTTAGTTTCTTCTTCCATTCTTTTTGAATTGTTGCTGAAACCTGTAAGAATACATTGAGATAATTCCAAGTGTTTTCACCAGCTACCTCATAGATTTTTTGAGGGGCATCCTCATCAAACATTGCTACAAAGAACTCATCAACCATAGGTTTTAGAGCTTTACGCCCCTCTTTGTCATTCATATTCTCTGCATCTTTCTGATAAGCATCTACCTTATCCCTTAGCTCTACAGCCTTGTCTTGAATTTGAGCATCTTTTTTATCAGTTGCTCGATAATCAAGACTAAACTCTCCAAAATCAAATGACAGAACCTTGCTGCCTAAATCAATTACAGTTTTGTTTGACATGATAATTTCCTCCAAAATGTCTATTAGTTATGTAGTGGACTATCCACCAATTCCAGCTTCAACTGGTTCTTTAATCCATTTGATCGTGCAACCAAATTCTTCATACGCTGTTGCATCGCCTGCTCCTGCTTTGATTTCAGAAACATTGGCAACTTGTGTATAAGTTTTCTTGCCATCAGCTGTAGTTACTCGATGCCATACACGACGTGCCTCACCTGTTTTGTAACGCATAGCGGCAATCATCGCTTGAGCTGCATCCTCTGGGTCATAGATCCCCTCAAATGAGTAACCACCAACTACAGTAAGTACAGTTTCCTCTGGTGTACCGTCTCCATCGTAGTAACCAGTGTCATCTGTATCTTCATCCGTTTCATCATCAATAGTTTCAATGTACTTAGCAAGTCGTTTCCAAGCATCGTCGCTAGGTACAACTGTTGGGTTTTTAGGGTCAAATGGCGCAATTTCGTGTTTGCGCTTGGCGTTTTTTTGACGTACCATTATATCATCCTCCTGTTATTTCTAATTTCGCGGTTACTTGCATTGAATAGACAAAATAACCTTGTTCATCCTTGCCATTTATTCCTGGTTTGTCCACTTTTAATGATAAGAATGTGTAAGAGTTGTCTGTACTAGGCAAATCAATATCAAATGATGATAAATCTCCATTGATAAGCCAGATAGTATCAATTGCTACTGCATTTGATTTACTCTTTACAGCAATCTCAAATGGTAGTGATACTTCCCTAGTGCCATCCATGTACTCTTTGTCAATAGTTCCACCACTTAAAGCATTGATAACTAAATCATCCTTATCATCTTCAAAATAATCTAGCCTTGCTTTTAATGGCAATTTTGTGATGTTGTTAATGTGTGCCAGTAGCACATCTTGAAAGTTTTTGTTGTTTTGCATTATCTGATACCCATTCCTTTAATAGCCGCCTTTTTTAGCTTGTCTATGTTTGCTTTTAACGGTTTATCCCATCTGCTACCAGTACCAGAGGTTGTATATTTCCTAAAAACAACAATCCCATTAGTACCGTGGAACTGTGCCCGAGCATAAACCGTGTTATAACTCACATTTCCATTGGGCTCTACACGTCCAGAGGCTCTTAATGCCCCTCCACCAGCCCTAAGAGGTACAGAGCTATCCATAATAAGCAAAGCCTCACTACCTGCAGCAATCTTGCCACGTTGCATAGCTTGAGGTGATACTTTTTTCTCTACCCCTGCAAGGTCAATACTCACTCTGACATCTGCCATTATGTAACTTCAACCTCATAGCTAAAAATTCTCCCATTAAGGTAATTAGGTTGATAACCTGTCACAAGGTAATCACGCGCCCCATCATTCATAACTGCACCCAGCCAACTATCATCAACTGTCACATTCACGAACTTAGGGTAAATATAAACAACGCCTGCTTTCTGCCTAGTTTTAGAGTTGTTAGTACCTGTAACAACCACCGACCTATCAAACCTTACCGGTTTAATATCCAACGGCTCAGAGTACTTGATATCTCCATAGTTATCTTTGCCCTCAACCTTACGAACTGTAACAACATCTTGTAATAAGCGTTTATCTATCATAATCAACTCCCACAATTAAGCTAAATCCAGCTTGTTTCAGGGCATTTTCAGCATCAAAGCAAAGGTTGAATTGTTGACCTGCTGAAAATCGTTGTTTATTGCCGTAATTAATTGATGTGCGACCAATAGAAACGCTTGCCATAGTTTGTTTTTCGTCAGCTGTCATGATGCCAGAGCTGTTCAGATAATCAATCTGAAAACCCATAGCTAGCTTTACAGCAGATTTGCGATACTCAACCTCTTTCTCAAAGTCAATATGTTTTTGATAAATTCCTTGAGTATAGAGATTGATAGCAATTTCTGCTCGTTTAGCTAACTTCTCAAAATCCGTTACATCATCAAAGCCTAAGTCAGTAACAAACTCATCTTTTGTTAAATAAGTCATGCGTAACCTCCCTTAAAAATAAAGGGTGTTGCCACCCCTTATTTATTCAGCTTGCTCAAATTGTGTGGGCACATCTTCTACAAGCTCTAAAACTGCATTGACATCTGGAAATGTTTGCTTGAGGTCTTTATTGACTTGATCGGCATAATTCGGTTCAAGTTCAACAAATTCTCCCTCTGTCACATAAATACCAGGTGTCTTTAAAATTAGGTTCTTAATTGCTTTATACTTAGCCATTATTCTTTACCTTTTTCCTTAGTTTCCTTTGATGTTTCAAGCTCGCTACCATCTTCCACCAATTCCTCAAAGCCATCTGCCATAAGTTGTACCTCAAGCTCACTACCCTCTTGCACGGTATAAACTTGATTTTCTTTGATGTATTTCTTCATCTGCTACCTCCTATGCTGATTTATGTGAAACGTAAACCCCATCTTCTTGAGATTTCAAGACAAACAAATCATGATACAAACGGTTTTGGTATAGGTAACCATCACCCTCTGTGTGTTGCCCAGGGGCAAAGAGATAGATAGAGTTAAATTTAGCTTTGGCAATGATAGCTGTCTTAGCCACGATCAAGAAATTGATATCTTTACCGCCACCAGCTTTCACAAATCCAGTTGTGAAATCAAATTGAGTTTTGAAACGTGCATCATCCCAAACCTCGATAAGTTGCACTCCATCTAGCGATGTTACACGTGTGTCAATTCCTTGAGGTGATGTAGTAGCGATTGCGCGTGTAAAGTCTTTAGCACGCTCTAGGGCATCCATTACCTCGCTAGATACATACATGACAAGGTTTGATGCTCCATATTTACGCATTGGCAAAATAGCAGCTTTCAAAATTCCGTAGATATTTTCCGGCGTAATGCTATCCTCTTGCTTGAAATGACTACCATTGATGGCAGTTGTAGCAATTTTAGAAAAGCGGTAAGCATCGACTTCTGGTGTTGCATGTTCTGAAATGAATGTATTTGAGATATTAGCAGCTGAAAGCTCTTGGTTTGTTTCGTCAACATCTGCTGTATCAACAAAAAACTCAACATCTCGGTCAAATCCAAGAGTATAAACGTTTTTATCGCTTGATACTGTACCTGAGTTGTAACCCTTAGAGCGTGTATGTGCCTTATATCCTGTTACAGAGATTGTTGGCAATTCAAATGATTTTGCACCGAGCCAATTTACTTTTGGCGTTTCAAGAATGGCAGTCAATGAGCCTTGCATAAGACGTTTTTCAAACTGTCCCTCATGTTTTGTGATGTAATTGATTGACATCTACTATTCCTCCTTTTTATTCTGTTAGCCCTAATGCCTGTGCAAAGGCATCTGGTGCTGGGTCTGTTGCAGTCGGATTTCCAAATGCAACAATATTTGGGTTAGGCTTGCTATCTTCTTCTGCTTTAAAAAGATATGGGTCACTTTCCTTTAGACCATTGAGGATGTCATCTAGTTTAGGTTTGCCACTGTCATCTAGTTCAATGGCATCAACATCAATAAACTTCATCAAGGTAGATGGATTGTGTGCGGTGGTATCTTTCAAAGCAAGGTTGATAGCATTCACCTTATTTGTTTTTTCCAGTTCAGCAGCGGCCTCTTGTTTGTACTTGTCGTAATCTGCTTGCAATTTATCAATCGCCTCTTTTTGTTCAGCGCTGATACTTTCAAGCGATTTCAAGTTTTCAACTTGCTCCTCTGCTTTTTGCAACTGGTTTTTCAGACTATCTCTTTCTTTGGTGATAGTTTCCAAGACTGATTTGTCCTCGTTGAGCTCTTTTCCTCGCAAGGCAAAGACCGATTTAGCCTGTTCCTCTGTCAATCCAAGTTTGAGTAGTTCCTCTGTTGTAAATGCCATTTGTACCTCCTTAGTTCTTTTTAGGTGGACAACTCCCACCGAAAAGCAAAATATTATTTACTATTTCAGTTTACTTTGGATGGAATGGGATTTTTTACGGTTTTAGGCACAAAAAAAGAGGGTTGTTTAGTAACCCTCTTGATAATTAGATATATGCTCTTTCTCTACTGTAATCACGGCTTAAAAATTCGTGTTGTTCTACAAGAGCTCTTATTTTCCCTTGATAAGCTCTAACTTTTAGCCTCTCAGCTTGTATCAGATCATCATCGCCCAATGTATTGGCATAGTGCAATCTTTCTTTATGATGCTTGATATTGCGCTCTAAGGCTCTTTGTTTAGCCTCGATGCGTGCATTTTCTTCCGCTTGTTCCGGTGTTAGGTCTTTCATATAGTCTGGCAAGTCTGGTATTTCATTTACTCCTACGATAAAAGGCGTAAGATAATGACCACAATGGACACCTAGACATCCCCCAGCAGTACCAAAACCATAATCTAGCAAACTATGAATAGTAAGGCCGTTTATTGTTCTGCCTTGACCTTTAGTGACAATCTTACCTTGCAATGGAGCACATGCAGCTCTAGCAGACGACTTGATAGAGTAGTAAAAAGTATCTATCCCTAATTCCTCTGCAGGCCTCGTACGCATATCATTGTAAACCCTGTAAGTTGTCGTTTTGATGATTGCTCTGGCATAGCTATCTGCTCGCCACTCTCTCCCTGCTCTGTCAGTAAATCCAGTAAAGCCCTTTTTTTGCCACGACATGATCGTATCATTTAAAGCCCTATCACTCGTTTTAGTCCCTGATACTACTTGGGCAACTGTCTGCTCTACAACCGACTTGAAAACAGTCTGTATGCTTGCTGGTAATGTTGAATTGATAAGGTTAAGGTCACTTATAGCTTGTTGAGTATAGGACTCAAGAGCATCAATTACACCATTTCTAACTTTGCCACTAGATTCCCTTTTTAAATCTTCCTCTAGTTGCTCTTTTGTGTCTTTATAGACCTTTAATCCCTCGTTAGCAATAACTTCTCTCAAAAGACTTTCAGCAATTCCTGTACGTTCAACAATAATCTTTAAGTTCTCCTCATTCAGCATGTACATATCGTTGAGCTTTTCTAGTTGCCATATATACGGATTTTTTGCAAGGTCAGCATTGCCACGCTCTTTAAGTCGTTTTATCATGCTATCAAACAACTCAATTTGCATTTTAGAGTAAATATCACTCACGCCTTGCATTTGCAAAGAAAATTGTTGATCGTTAATAGTTAATTTTTTTGATTGCTGCTGATAATTCTTCATTTTCACTCTCCATACCAGCTATTAGTCCTTTTTTGATACTTTCTGAGCATATTTCGTGAGCTTTAATATTCCGGTGTTTTACTACTCTAAAAAAAGTAGGTACATATCTTTTAAACATTCTCCTCTGCCTCCTCTTTTTGCTCTTGTTTGCTGTGATAGATAGCCAGTTCTGCATCGCTCTCTGGTGGCAACTCTCCATTGATTTCAGCAAGTTCTTTCTCTGCCTCTTCATCTGTGATGTTGAGTACTTTAGCAATACCTCTTTTCTGTGTTGCAAAGCCAGCTGCTACCATCTTCATCCAATAATTTAACTCTGCATTTTTATCAGTAAATACACCGTCATCAAGATTAACTGATATATCATTAAATTTTGGTATATCACCTGTATACAATTTCACAGCTTTCCCAAGTTCACACATGGATACGCACAATTCTTTTATAGATTGTTCTACAAGCGAAGCTATACTATTTCTCATTTGATATGTATCTGAATTCTCACTTACAATTTCTGTTGCTGTTTTCATACTCTTACCATCAAATGTAAACATGCCACTAGATACACCAATTTGCATCTCAAATAGTTTAAGACCCTCTGAAATAGCTGAAATATAATCGGATGAGCGGATAGGAGTTGTGAGGTCAATAATACTACCACTATCCATATTTCCTGCTCCTATTTGCATGTAAACATTTTGGTCAGTATCAAACCGACGTTTAAAAGTAAAGTTCCCTTGAGTATCTTGCACTTGTAATTGTGTCAATTGCTCAGGCACGATCACGCGCCTTTGACCCATCTTAATTTCCCACATAAATTCATCGTACGTGCGATTGATAAAATCAATAGTGGTCTTGGCGTTATCAAAGATAGATAAACCAAGAGGGCTGTTGATATCCTTATTATTCATCCCTGGTGTCTTGAGATAAACAAACAATGGGCGTGATAATCCTTGTATCGTTGTCACTGGTTGTAAGTCAGGATATAGCTCACTCAAATTTACACGATTACCAAGCGTACCATCTGATGTTGATTTGTAAAGCTCGTTAGTGATGCGATATAGATTCTTATCCTTTGTGCTCCCTACCTCTTGGCCATCTTGAGTTACCCACTCATGAAACTCAACTAACGTGTAATATACGTTCTTCTTGTTCTCTGACTTAATTGTCTTTGTGAGGATTGCAGCGCTTGATACATCTTGTGTATTGCTCTGTAATGGCAAAAACACCGGAGCTTGAATAAATGCCACACGGATCTTGTCGCCATCAACATAAGGACGCATAGCAAGGCCACCAAGCGCCAAGCAACTTTCAAGGTATCTCTCAAAGTTTTTGTTAAAGTGGTCATTGCCTAGCATATCATTGAGAAAGTCATTTAGCGTATCATCATCTGCTGTAATCTCTGCTTGTTCATTATAGACAAGACTAGCAATCTTTTTAGCTGCAGTTCGTGCGATCGGTAAATGTTGCATCTTTCTGCGCTTTCTGTCGCCATCTGTGTTGATGTACTCCACATCATCAAATTTAGATTGATAGTAAGCAAGATTGAGTTGTATCCTGTTAAATTCTGATTGTGTTACAGCTACCTTTGGGTGCTCCAAGATGCTGTTTAGGTTTGATGTTTCCATGTTATACCTCCCACGGTTGAAAAAGTCTTTTACTTTTTGAATTAAGTTCATTGTTGCCCTCCTTATGAATTACCAACACGCAAACCGAGCAATTTTGCATTGTCTAACACAAAATACTGGGCAACATCGCATGTATGGTCATCATCTTTGATGACATTTGGGCTGTCAGACTGCAGTGTCTTTTCATCCCACCTGTACATCTTATGTTCTTCAATAAATACCTTGTTATTCTCTGTATCAAGATAATAAAAGCGACCTTGTGCTAATAATGATTGGAATGTATCAATCATTGTCACTTTCTTCAATTTAGCCACCGGATGCCATCTAATACTGAAATCAAGATACATCTGGTTCCTCAATGCTCCCTCTGCGCTATCAATCGTATATTGCAAGATAGGTACTCTGTACTTGCTGACAACCGATTGTATAAAGCCGTTGATGTCCTGTGATAGTTGGCTAGGTGCTTTCTTTATCACTTGGCCAGCTGGTGAGTAATACCAGGTATCAAGTAAGATAACCTTACCTTTAGCAGTTATCCCAAAAGCACAACATGCAGTAGCTGACTGCTGATGCCCACCGTCCAATGCAAAAGATATACCTATAAGCCTATCATCACTAGGCAAAGCATCTAACGGGTGAAATGTACTCATGTTATAGATATTATTCCCTAAACCAACTGACTCACCTAGATAGACATACCTGTAATAATCATAGTCATTCTTTTTTATACGCTCGATATCAGCTAACATCTGATCATTTACAAATCCTAACTCATCATCAAGATAAGTACTAGAATGGCATAAGTAATTATCTTGCGTGTTCATTTCCTCATACCACTCATTTATCCAACTGTACGGATTGATAGGAGGGTTATATGACCAAAAGATTTTAACAAATTGAGCGCGTGGATGTTTTTGGCGCATAAATGTAATGTTGGTCTGGTCAAATTCTTCTGCGCTTGAAAATTCAGCAGCCTCTTCATACCAAACAGCAATAATATTCCCAATGTTGTTTGATTTCAACTTTTGGTAGTCATCGAGGCCGTAAAAATAAAATGTTGAGCCTGTCTTTTTGTGACTTATCTTAAATGGGCTGACTGTCATCTTAAAACGACTAGTTAGACCAAACAACGATAGCCCCCATTGGATTTGATTATACACACTATCACGGATTGTATTAGCCACTTTACGGATAATGACAATATTGGCAGTTTCACCCCTTATGATGTACCAGGTCATCATGACAATCAGCTTTAAGGTAATAACTGATGATTTGAATGAGTTTCGCCCACCTTTCAAAATGTTGTAAGGTTTCTTGGATTTCCAAACACTCTTGAAATGAGGATTGACATTTTTTTGAATATCAATTATCTTCATCGTCACCCTCCCAACTATCAATAATTGTGATGGTGTCATCTTCCATCTGTGTATCTATCAACTGTGATTTTAATTTCTCAATCTCAAGCTCTAGTTTTTCAGATTGTTTAGCTGTTGGATATCGTTTCAAGATTTCAGTAATAGCTTTAATAACTGTTGCATTATCTGCTTTCTTAATATGTCTTTCTACTTTTCCTGTTGTTGGATTAAGTATCAAAACCTCCTCATATCGTTTACCTCTAGCGATTTCAGAAAGGATATAGAGCGCCTCTGTCGCATCCATGATATTTGACTTATGCAGCTCTTGCATCTGTTTGTTTATGTACTCTTTTATCCCAACATTTCCCAACAGTTCAGTAATACGATTATTGGCATAACTCTCACTATAACCAGCCTTAATTGCTGATTGATAGCCGTTTCCTGTCTTTATGTACTCATCTGCAAAGCGCCTCTGTCTTTCATTCATTCGCTCCCTCCTTTCCAACAAAAAATCACAAGTATTGCTACTCATGATTTCATTTTATATGCTAAAAGAGGGGATGTTTTACTGTTATTTTTGATTTAAGGCGCAAAAAAAAGCCCCAATTAAGGGGCTAAGATGTAACGTAGTAGCCCGGATTCGAACCGGAATCTCCTCCATCAAGGCGTAATCCCTATATACTACTCCCTACGTTTCTTAGTGTAATTATACCACTCCTTTTTGACTTTTTCAACAAGTTTACGCTCTTTTGGTGTCAAATTGGTTGCACCCTTTTTGCTTTTCTCATGTTCTGCATGATTATAGCCGTGATGAGCATGTGGTTTCATACCTTTATGCACATGATCTAAGTCAATTTGCTTATTACGCTTATTTTTTGTATCAAAATAAACAATACTCTTGGGTGTGTTTTTATTCTTGTCAATAAGTACGTAAACTCTACCTTTTGTCATCGTTTCCATTGGAGTCTTTTGTGACCCTTGCTCGTTTTGAGTAACAAATTTTATATTACCCACTTTATGTACAGTCTTATATTCTGTCCCATACTTTTTGTCTTTATCACTCATTCCAGAGCTTGCTCCTCTACCGCCCATTTGTCCATCCTTTCTGTCGTTTCATTCCCAAAATAAACTACCTCGATACCTTTATAATCATAATCAACCTCACCACCATATACCAAAATACGCTTTGGCGCTATCTTTTTAATCATGGTATCTACTCCATCTTTCCACAATTCAAAGCGCTCTTTGCGTTGTTTTATGCCTACTGTACTGATGGCCACTGTGCTATGTTTCGGCAAACCATCAAAGCAAAACTCATGGCTTTCTTTATTTGCCCACGATACAGTAGGTATAACTGTATAGCCCCAATTCTGCATCATTCGACCTATCAATCTTGAGCGATAAGTATTCCAAAGTTGCATAGCTATTGGCATGTCTGTATATAGGCTAAAATCTGGTGTAAGTACACAATCAAAATCAGCTAGTTTCTCTAGGTAAAAATCCGGGCGTTTCCAAATCCTTTCAAACTGATAATCATCTAGGAAAAAATGTACAGTAGCTGAGTAGTCAGGTTTATTCAAAACATAGTTAAATCCCTGTAGCTTTTTAGGCACATGATCAACTGGTTCAAGAGTTGGCAAATTATATTTACCATCTGTGCGCGTGGCATCATAATCCAACAAATTATACTGGTTAATAGTATTCTGTCTGTGATATGGTTTTGTTGTCAGATTATCCATATTATCCTCCTAATAAAAAACCTATGTACCTTGATTATAGATACATAGGATAGGGTATTTTTACGGTTATTTAGATAGGGGGATGTACTTGTAAGTTGAAACAAAATACTTATCAAACCATTTGTTGATATATGTGTACGCTTGGCTAGGACTTAGATATAAAATTTTTTGACACGCGCCGATCACATTGATATTTTCAAATACATAGACCTCTTTTATCGTTTTTAACATTTTTCTATCTGATTTCTCGATATATTCATCTGTTACAGTTTTCAGATTTACCAAAAATACAGACTGCTCAATGTTATTCTCTAAAAATGCCTCATGTATCTTTTGCTCCAAGATTGTTTTTTGAGGATTTTTCTTATCTCTCAAAAAATACCACTTTAGCCAATTGATTTCCCTGCGATGGATAACTGACAAGCGCTCTATTTTTTTCTTCGTCATCCATTACCTCCAAATCTCACTAAATAAATAGACTAGCTATCCAAATCAATAATGCGCAAGTTACAATCTTTGAGATACTACTAGTAACAGAACGGGAATAGTCTTCATAAGATTCTTTTTTACTTGACACAAAAGGGAAGATGAATGACAGTAGCGCATCTAATCCCAAAGCTTGCCAAACTGAAATTTTTCCAACCGGGACAATTGTTGTTACGACCTCATTCCAGCCAAATTGCACTACAAACGGTGAGGCAATGATTACAAATAGCGCCCCAATGATAATACCTGTTTTTTTAGATTTCATTTTTCTTCTCCTGTGATTCTATTTTGTAAGGTTACTATTTTAAAATTATTTGAACACCCCCAGCTGTGAACTTCTGTAACCACTTTTTCCCACTGAGGTCTTGAGTAAGGATAGTTTTTAGGCCTGGTCATCTTCTCCCCCCTCATCATTTGTTATACAAGATCACGTTGCTTGAGTGAGTGTAATACTCATCTCCGTTTTCAAAAGTAACACGAATACTATCCTGTTTCTCGTACTTCGCCCACTGTTTGACTTTGCCCTCTACGATTTGCCCATCTACCATTTTCACTTTTGCGTAATTAAAAGTGAAAGTTGTTCCAAGGACATCCTTGTTTCCACATGCTGCCAACCATACAAAAGATAAGCCAAGCAATGCGATTGCTAATAGTTTTTTAGATTTCATTTCTTCTCCTCATTAACTTTCTAATGCACAAATTCATTGACCAGATCGCCGATAAAAAACCTCCAATCAGATTCTCTAAAGGTCAAAAAACGATCTGCGGTCAAATTTCTAATCCTTTTATAAAAGAGTATCTTTAGTTGGATTGATTCACCAACAGTAAGGAAGACACCAGGGAAACGATGTACCGAATGCACTCTATTCCCGTATCCAGAAATATCTAAATGTATTACCATTTCTGGATATGAATGTCCAACTTCAACTTCGACCCCGAGCTCAACTTTGACCTCTTTCACAATTGGAACCTCGTTAAAAATTGGGTTATTTACATTATCAATTATTTAGTGTTTCTTCCCACATACCGACTTGCACCACTTTATACCTTTTTCCGGATTTGAGATGAAGCCATACAGAGTTTATTTCAGGTATCATCACTCCACCTCCCCAATAATATCCAATACTTTCAAAAGTTTATCTACTGAATTTTGAGTGATAGAAATATGATGTTCTCCTAAATTGTAAGGTGTTCTTAAAAACAAGATATTAGGGCCTAGACAGAGGCGACTAATATCATCTATGTTGATAAGCTCATCTTCAGTATGTCCTCTATAACAAGATTGTATTTTAACAAATTTTGTCATTTATTCCACCTCCTCTATATCAAACTCTAATCTATAATGCCCTTTCTCCTCACTCAAACCACCATAAACAAATGATAACTTTTTGATAACCTTATGATTATCATCTGTCCAAATACCTGCATCAGTCATGCCATCAATGATAGCCTTGACTGTCGGATACAAGTTAGGTGGATCCAATTTAGACTTAGTAGGGCTGTAAATTGTAACTGTAACCTCACAAGGGTTAGAGGGGCTAAAAGCAGCCCTCCCTTTATCCTTGTTCATTGATGTATGCCAATAAGCAAAAGCTCTAATGCGCTTAGTAACTTTAGCTTTATCTGTTTGATGTTGCCTGTCATTACTGTTGATAACCATGTTTAGAGATTTTAGCTTAGTATTTCGAGGCAAAGAAAATTCAAATTTCATCCAAAGCTCCTAATTCCTTAGAACAATTTTATTTGTGATTTATAGCTGTTTAGCCTGGCCATTGCTAACTCATATATGTGTTTATCTTTTTCAAAACCAATATACTCAAAGCCTAACTCATGAAAAGCAATTAAACTACTTGCTGAGCCAACATGAGTATCAAGTATTTTATCGCCTTCTTTTGCGTAGTTTTGCAATAACCAAAGGTAAAGGTTGACTGGTTTTTGAGTCGGATGAATTCTAACCTCATTCAATGCCTTATTTCCTTGCTGAATATGACCTTCAGATATTGACTTGCCTTGCATCATACCATTCCACATATAGCGAAATAAGCGCGTGCTATCATGCAAACTGCAGTATGCTAGCTCGCAATCTGAAAAACTTGACTGACCATTAACTTTGTCCCAAACGATACGTCCAGAGCCAAAAGAATAGTCGAAATAATTCACTCCCCAAATGATTTGATTTTTTGAAACTCTAAATAACTCATCAAAATAATCTCTGTTTGGAATTTGCCACTCTGAGGTTTCGCCATAAAGCCTATTGACGCCAATCGGACTGACTTTCCGACCATAGTATTTTCTTTTTTCTGGCCCGGAAAAATATGGCGGATCTACAATAGCTAAATCAAAATAGTTATCTGGAAAATTCTTCATTCCCTGCAAACAATCTTGATTTAAAAAATCACTCATTACTTAATACCTCTCTGTTTTAAGAATTTTGGCACATCGTCACCAATATCAAGAGCATCATATTGCCCTTTAGTAACAAGAAACTTGCCATAAGCTCCGATAGTAACCGTATAATGACCATCAACAATAGCTTTATCTGTGACTGTTCCGATAAGCTCACCACCAGCATTATCAACTTGATAAATAATGACTGGTTTTCTTTTTTTCAATTCTTCTACTTGTTGCTCCAACTTGGCCACCTGTGGTTTATAGTGATTTTTAGAGATTATCAAACCTAGATTTAGCATTGATAGAGACAAGGCTGCAAGTGCAAAAAATAGACCAACTCGATTTTTATTTTTCATGTCATGTCTCCAAAATCTTTATTACTGTATAAATCAAAGCGATAGCATAAGCGTCAAAGATAAACCAAACCACCTTGTCAGCTCTCCCCTCTTTGTAGGTTTTATGCCCAGCAACGAAAATCAGAATAGCAAGGAGTAAGCAAGCGCTGATAACCATCAATTTCAGAAACAAGATCATCTAATTACCGCCTAACTCTTCAACCACTTTACTTACAGCTGCTAAAATCTGTTCTTTTACTTTGGTGTCCTTGATGTCATCAATTCCCTCAACTTTCCCAGTTTCTACATTGACAGCGATTGATCCAACAAAAGAGCTATCTTCCTCATCAGATTCACTAAGCACTTCTTTAACACTCTTACCATCCAGAATGTCCAACAAATCATGGCTAATGCTATGAATTGTTTTAGCTTTTTTGAATCTATAAATATCTTCTCTCAAGAGATAGTAGAATATTGCCTTGTTACTAGCATCATGTAATGCCTCAGCGAACTCTTTCAAGTTCTCTACGATAGTTTCAGCTGATACTGCGTTTTTAGTTTCTTTAGTCATTGTTTTTTCCTCTCTTATGCTAATACTGTGATATGTTTTTGGTCTGCTAGTTGCTCTTTTAGATAGGCTGCAATGTTTCCTACCGCATCAGCTACCCAGCGCTTGCCATCTGCCTCAAATAAAGCCATATTTGCTTGCTTATCAATCCTAAAGACAAATAGGCTTGCTGGTTGTTCGACCTCGCCAAATGTACGATATGGGCGCAATGTAACTGGGTTAGGTGTTTTCCCTTTAGCAAGACTTGCCACCCCTGTTTTAACTGTTGCTACTTGATATACCCCTGTATCTTCAATTTCAGCCCCATTCTCAATTTTCAATGCGCTAGCAAATTCTAGCAATGTGCCACGATCATTATCGTCAATAAAGTTTGATTGCAACATGATATTGAACTGTTCTGATGATAGGAAACGGCCAAAAGATAACTCTGGAATGCGTGCCTTAACATCAACAAGTAATGTGCGATGTTCTAACTCATCATTTTCAGACCAAACGCACACCTCGTCGTTTTTCTCAACTGCTACAATCAAGCGTTGGTTTTTCAAATTGTTTAGGTCTGTTTTGAGATAGTCAACAAGGCTTGTCAAGGTTGATAGCTCCAGAGTTTTAGGATAGCGTTTAGGGTCAAGTTCTTTGAGGTTGAATTTATTGGCATCATAATACTCTGTGCCATCTGCAGCTGTTAAAATTTCCAAACCATGCTCTTTTAGTTCTACTGCGTATTCCAATGCTGCTTTAAGATTTTCTGTTGTCATATTAGTTACCTACTTTCTTTTTGTTGAAATCAATAATATCTGGTTTTGTTTCTGCTTGTTGTTCAATTTCTGCTACTGGTTGACCAATATCAGTAAGGATTTCCCCATTTTCGTCAAAGTACATTTGACCAGGTACTGTACTTTTCAGCTCATTAGCATGTACTTGCCCTGTATCAAAATCACGCCCAACAAGAATTGTTGTAGCTACTCCATTTTGAGGCGCAAATTTTGATTTTACCTCCATGATAGTATCAACCACTGTACGCTCTTCGTTAGCTGACATCGTAAGCGTGATAGTCACTTTTCGTTTTGCTTTCGCATCTGTATTTAGGTCAAGGATGTTATCAAAGACTTTTTCAAGCTCTTTGTCTAGTTTCTCCTGTAATCCTCCATCTGCAATGTGGGTTAGGTCTAACCCAATAAGTTTTTTATCCATATTGTCCTCCTTACTTCAAAAGTTTTTGTAACTGTTTTAAGCGATCTTGACTATCTAACAACTCCAGATAGGTTTTTTGGTTGATCAATACATAGCCTGTTAAGTCATGACCTAGTAAAGTATCATCAACAAATAACTCCATTTGCTCGGTTGGGTTGTCAAAGTGAGACTCTGCATCCGTATCCTTTTTCTTTTTGGTAAAGGTATTAGCAATAACCTCAATTTCTGACTCGTTGCTTAAAAATGATGATACTTGAGTATTTAGAGCATCGGCAAACGCCTCAATTTCCTCAATCGTTGGAGTTGTAACATTTCTCTCAATGTCACTTACTCGGTTTTGACTAATTCCAACCATAGGGGCTAGGTCATACTGAGTAAGCTCTGCCTCTTTACGGATAGCACGCATTTTAGCGCCATCAAATACTTTCATCTAAACACCTCCCCACCATCTGAGTACCATTTGTTTTTAAGTACATGACGTGCAATCTCACATTGCACTTGTGGTTTCTGATAATAATCCACTTTTGCCTTGTGCTTTTTGATAGCTTGCATAGTGTGAATTGTAACAATCGCTGCCCATGTGATAGACATCAAAGTTGTAAGTACCATAACGATTTCAATTATTGTCATTTTCTGTTTCCTTTTCAAATTGGTTTAAATAGGGTTAATTTCCTCCTAACCCCTGTGCTATTGCAGAAATAACGTTTACTGTTACGCTATTGCCTGCTTGCTTGTATAATTGACTGTTAGAGTTGACCTCCTGCGCCTTATCAAAAGCCCAATCAGGAAAACCTTGTAACCTCCAGCATTCTCTAGGTGTCAGCTTTCTAATCCTAAAATCAGGCTCAACCACGCCTTGACTCTCTCCAGTTAAGAGAGTATTTGCTATCTTCTTACCTACTCGCCCTCTGCGTGTTTTAGAGTTAGGGTGTGACAAATTCACGCTATCCCCAACCTCTGCTTCTGCATAACCTTGAGAGGTTGCCTCTGTTATTTTTAAAACATTGTTTTCGTGATAGCTATTCCTAGTTAAAGTAGGAGCGATGTCATGCTCTCCGCCTTTATTATAACCATGACCACGCTGAATGATTTTAGGTTCAAGATTTCCTCCTTGATACGCTCTGATTGTTGGTGAAATACCATCAATCTCATAAACAACGCCGCTTTGATTGTAGTTTGGTTGCAGAACACCAAACTGCTTTATTTCATTTTCAATTAAAACTTTTAACGGATCTTTTTGTGTCGTAGTACTACACAGGGTAGGAGCTAATGAGTCAATTGAGACGACATCACCACTTTGCGATTTTCCTTTTTTTCTAATATTTCCAACCTTGTTTATTTTTGGTTGTTCACAAGTAATCGCTGCACCATCTCCGCTGAGAGGAAATACCTTTCGTCCACTTCCTCCTCTAAGATGTCCGATAATGAACACACGTTCCCGATTTTGGGGGACTCCAAAATTTTTGCTGTTAAGCACTTGCCATTCCACATCATACCCCAGTTCATCCAACGCTGAGAGGATGACCTCAAAGGTATTTCCTTTGTCGTGGTTGAGGAGTCCCTTGACGTTTTCAAGGAATAGATATCTGGGTTTGAGAATAGATGCGAACCTTGCGATTTCAAAGAAGAGAGTTCCTCTTGTATCTTCAAATCCTCGTCTTGCTCCTGCAATAGAGAAAGCTTGGCACGGAAATCCTCCACAGATAACATCAACATGTCCGATTCCTCGAATAGTGTCATCTGATACTGTTGTGATGTCATGTAATTCAATTTCTCCTTTCGTATCGTGTATAGCTTTATAACTAGCTCTAGCGAATTTGTCTATTTCACAAAATCCTATACATTCATGCCCGGCTGATTCCATGCCGATCCTAAAACCTCCAATGCCAGCAAATAAGTCTAAGAATTTCATTTTCTGCACTATATCACCCTCTCATCTTATTTCTGATGGTGAAAGAGTGTTTAGGTGGTACATCCTCAAAGGCATCTTGAAACTCTTGATTGATTTTGCGGATATTGAAAGGCTCGACGGCATGGAAATAATAACCATGTTCATCAATTTCCCCCTCGATACCAGTTGCCCACGACAAGAAAACAGCTTGTTTACACGATGGGCAAGTGATAGCCTTGCGATGTGCTCCTACCTTGACCACTTTACAATGTCCACAAAATGGGCATTGTAAGTCGGCTTTAACTTTGATAAATTCCATTCAGCACCTCTTTCTAAAATGGCAAATCATCATCACTGATATCCAATGGGTTTGTCGGTCTGCCAAATGGATTGTTATCACGGGTGAAATCAGGAACTAGATTTGTTGTGTTCCCCTCAAAGAAACTACCTTGTTGTCCGTAACTATTTCCATTTTGGAAATTGTTCCCTGTGTTATTTCCGTTTTGGAAAGAACTGCCCTGGTTACTGTAACCCTGTTGCTGATAACCGCCATGATGATCTTGATGGCCTTGATTATTTTGCTGACTGTTGCGACTTTCTAGCAATTGGAAATTACTAGCAACAACCTCTGTGACATAAACACGTTGGCCTTGTTGATTATCATAGCTACGTGTTTGAATTACTCCTGTAACTCCGATAAGAGAGCCTTTTTTAGCCCAATTAGCAAGATTTTCAGCTGACTGTCTCCAGATAACGCAATTGATAAAATCAGCATCACGCTCTCCAGCCTCGTTCTTAAACGGACGGTTTACAGCAAGAGTAAACGTAGCAACCGCAATATTAGATTGCGTGTATCTCAGTTCGGCATCTCTTGTAAGTCGCCCTACTAAAACAACGTTATTTATCATTGATTGTACCTCTCTTAGTTTTTAAGTCGGTTGATGCAATCAAAACAAGAAGCATCCACCATCCAGAATTAAAATGAATAGTAAGGTATAAGGAGGTAGCAAGTACCGATAGATTATAGATTAGCCGTGCTAAAACTGTCATGCTGAAACCTCCTCTACTTCTGATACCTTGATTTCATTTGAACCAAATTTTAATAAGCCGGCGTATCGTTTCACAAACTCAATAGCGGCCATAAATGAATTTTCTGCATTGATTTCTGACCCCAAATCAAGATCTGCAATTTTACCACTGACATAAAAACATCTCATAGGTCTGACTCCTTAACAAACACACCATCCACCATCTTTCCTTGACGGTCTTTTATTTCATTCCATGCCAATTCAAGACACTCTGTCAAAGTCAAGTCAAATTTCTTAGCAACAAACATCAGATAAATAGCAATGTTACGGCTGCTTAACTGAATTTGAGTGCGTGCGTTAATACGATTTGTATTAGTTGAAACATCAACCAAACCACGCGCAATCAATCCAATTTCATTAGCAATGTGCAAGTACAGTAACTCTACTGACCACTGATCTACATAATGAAAGTTATGCTGCCCGTTCTCATCTGGATTGAGAGACAAATGGATTTTAGAAAAGTTCATCTGTTGAGCTAGGATAGTCAAGACAACCATCATATCTCCAACGCTATCAGCTATCTTTTCCTTATCCTTTCGTACTGTAGCGCCATTGAGCTCCCCCCACTCTTCGTTGAGTTTGAGCATTTGAGATAACGGGCTTGCTTTGTCAAGCTCCTTAGCTGTTGACCATCCTTTTACATTTTCAATCAGTTCATTAAAATTCATTGAGCATACCTCCTGTTGCAATATTCACGCTCCAAGCTATCGAGCCCCGCTTTTAGATACTCGATAGAGTAGACAGCAAGACCTTTCTTTTCAATTTGTGAGAGAGGCCTGTTAGCCTCTTCAAACTCTAAAATAAGTTGATACTTTTTAAATTCCACCTAAACCTCCAAAGTTTCAAAACTGATAAAGTTATCCTCAAGCCATTCTTGCAACTGATTAAGCTGAGATTTTCCACCATGCAATGTCAAACGCAAGTTAATTGTTAAAGGCTCGCTAGGCTCAAATTTTGCCACCTCTCGCACGTTGTTTTGTGGTTCTGGTGTAATTGTATCCTGTTCCAAAATCTCGCCTGTTTTGGCATCGTAAGCCTTGATATTCGTATTAGCATTTTTCTTGGCCGATTGAGCAATTTCTTCAAGTCGTTCAGCTTTTGCTTTTTCTTGAGCCTCTTTCTGCTCTTTGCGTGCAATCTCAGCATCACGATCTGATTTCATCATCTTGAAAATATCAACAAGACTCTTACCATCTTCAAGATGTCTGATATAGCTATCAGCTGGTAAATCGTACTCTTGAGCTAACTCTTGGATAGCTTGCTTGTTAGCCTTGTATTCTTCCAGGGCATCAAATTCTGAAAGCACTAAAGCATCCATTTCATCAAGTGTTGTCTTTTTCAGCTCATACTTGCCTGTTTTAAAATATTTCTTGAGGCTGTACTCATCGTATTTGTCAGCGAATGTGGATTTTTCAATCCCTGCGACCATACACTTATCCTCAAATGTGGCACGCACCACATCCATGCGCATCAATCGTTCATGTTCATCAATCGCATTAAGTCCTGCTGTGATGTTTGAGATAACATTATCCAGTGGCTCAACTGTTTTCTTGTACCACTTCTCAAATTCCTTGTAAGGATTATTGATGTTATTTTTGATTTCCTTACGTCGAATTTCCAGCGCCTCTTTTAGTTTATTAAGGCGTGTACGCTCATCATAATCAACCTTGTAAGTGGATGCAGTCACCTCATAATTTGTGTACTGTGCAACAATTGCTGCAAGTTGTTTCTCCACGCTATCATAATCAACATTGATTACTGCAGGTTGGAAATCTACCTTAATTTCTGTCAAGCTATTAGTTACATCTTTTACCATGTCTTTGTTCTCCTAGTCTGTGAAAATTTTGATTTTACTACCTGATGATGAATGTCCAAAACATAAATTGCCATTATCACAAATTAAGGCAAGTTCTGTTTTTGATAAATTAGGGGTATTCTTGTAAATCTCATACAGTGAATTCCCGTAACCACCACCAACTCGACCATATACAACATCAACGGTTTCTTGATCTTGTTCATTCATTTTGTCGTAATTCCATTTGTCCTTGATGATATATTTCTCTTTCAACTCTTTTAGAGCTGAAAGATTAGATTTATGTTTTTGGCTTTCGTTTTCTGTGAAAGCCCATGGCGAATAAATTTTATTTTCTGTCATGTCTTATACTCCTTGTTTTTCGTATGCTTTTTGAATTTGTTTAGTGAGATAGTCCATCACTATGTTATAGCCATCAACTGGCACTTTGTGGAAATCGTCTATTTGGTACTTGCTCAATACAAAATTTGCAACTGTATCAAATGGCGCTCCCTTAATCGTCGCAAACTCTTCAACGTTCTTGATGATTTCTTGATACTGAATGTTGTCAATGTACCTTACTTGATTTTGTTCTTGCGCTTGCTGGTTGTTTGGTTTCTGTTGCTGATTAGTCTGTCCTTGTTCTTGATCTTCTTCTACTGGATACTCATCAATATCTTTTTCACCAATCGCAAACAACCCCTGCAAGGCATATTTTCGAGCGTATGAACTAACCGCACCTGTCCATTGTGGATCTTGCATCTGCTTAATCTGTCCTTTTTGAGTATTAAATACTGGAACTGGACTCATTTCAGCGTATGCTGTTGATTGGTACTTCTCGTTTCTTTCATCATTGAAAGCTACTGCCGTTGCTTTTACAAAGATTTTGCCAACAAGCTCAATGAGTTCATCAGTTACGATTACAGACCAATCACTTTTCAACTCTTTGAAAGTTGTATAGATGTCCTCGGCATTTCTAAATGCGTACTTTACATCTTTTGATTTCTTTTTTTCTAGTTGCATTTTTTGTTGCAACTCTGGAAAGGTTAAATCTGCCATATCATCTATCCTCCAAGTCTACTAAAAGGCACATCCCATGAATAGTTAGTAAAGTTTTCGTTTACAATATTCTTGATGATTTCACCTTTTGAAATTTCAATTTCCTGTGTAAATTCCATACCCATTTCAAAAGTGAAAATTTTAATATCAACATCAAACTTACTAGAAATTTCTGTGTAATTATCAGCTGATGCCGCCCATGCTTGTTTGAAATTTTCAAGTTCGATAATCACAAAATCATCATCCAACCAAATTTCAATATCTTTACCAGAAATAAACGCACGCCTTGTACCGTTTATATAAAAATAATCATACTCATTTTTAAATCTTAGTAGAGTGCCATCGTATTCTTCTTCAAGCGTTGCGCCTTTATTTTCTAATAGCATTTCTTTTAAAGCTGATGCAACGTTTTCGCGTCTGCCTCTTAATTTAAGAGTACCCTCTGCCCAATTTGGCATATTTCTTTCCTCCTTTAAAAATTCTGTAATTCCCTTATTTTTTATAAGGATGAGTTTGTTGTTTTTTTAGTAGTTATTATTAGTTAGTGCCGTTAGGCTCAAGATTGTTGTTTTTTAGTGTGCACTAGCACTACATTGTTATATATTGGTACTTGTTGTATAGTTAGTATTTATTAGTAGTGGAATTTTCAACTGTTGATTTTCTCAACTATTGAATAATTCAACTGTTGATTTTCTCAACTATTGAATAATTCAACTGTTTATTTTTCAGTAAGTTGAATTACCTTTACCTTTGGATAACTCTCTATCTAATATCTGTTTAAAATAATCTAAGTGACTATCCTTTATTGGTATATCTTGTGCGAAAACATAATTTTCAACACCTTTTTTATATCCCCTACTAAATCTTACAACTCGTATATATCCTGCCTCTTGTAATTCCTTGTAAGCTGCTTTATGAGCATCCCTACCATTAGTTGACCTTTTTTCAAGTTCGCTTATATAGATGCGCCAGTCATCCTTGTTGCTAAGGATTTCAGCAAGCAATCCCTTTGCTTGCAAGCTCAAATTAGTATCTTGCAAAAAAGCATTATTCAAAGAGGTATAGTTTTCATGGGTGTTGGTGAAATATGTATCTCATTAACCGTCAGCCTCCAATCTACGCTCATTTACTTTTCTAAAAAGCTCATATACTGGGTTATCGTCAGGGATAACATATCCGGCAATACTGTCTCTTTTTGTTCCGTCTGCCATTGTGTGCGTTACTATGTAATGCTCTTTAACCATTTTCTTTCCTTTCTAGCAATTGCTAAAATTGCGAGAGTATCAATAACCGTCAAACCTACCAAACTATTAATTAAAATCTCGCTTAGTGGATAGTGTTTCCTTTGCCAGTTATTTACTAATAGTTGTTGTGTGCTGTTCAGTTCTTTCATTATGTGGTATAATTAAAGTAGTTATTTTTAACAAGCGCCTTACTTGGATTGCAGTCCGTAGGTGCTTTTTTTGTTCTTTTCACTTTATTCCTTTCTTTTGTGTTATTTTTGTCAACAACCTATGAAATTAAAATGGCATTTAAAACTGTTTTAGGATCAACTCCTAAGACGTCCGCAAACTCTGCCATTTCATCTGCTCCTATATTTCTAGGATTTTTCTGTTTCTTATACAGAGCGCTCCGAGAAATATCTAAACGTTCAGCAATAACTTTACGCTTTAGTCCACTTTTATCCAGCAGTTTTTCAAAAGCGTTTTTATCTGCTACTACTTTTTCCATAAATTACTCCTTTCTGTTTATTTTGAGTTTCCTTTTTGTCAACTCTACAATGTAATTCTATTCCTTTGTTTCTATTTTGTCAACACTTTTGTGTAAAAAAAGTCAACTTTTTTTCTTTTTGTATCTAAAACCCCTTTAAATCAACGTTCTTTGCTTATTTGTTTCTTTTTATTACTCGTTTTTGTTGACATTTTTGATACACTGAGTTATAATTGCACTATAAAATAGATTACAAAGGAGGGGAGATAATGAAAACTAAAATAGCCTTTCCTCAAATGCTAAACAAGTATAGATTGCAAAAAAATCTTACTATGGAACAACTAGCTGAGGAAGTTGGCAAAACAAAATCTACTATTTCAAAGTGGGAGGCTGGTACTCGTTCACCTAAAATATATGAAATAGAAGAAATAGCAAAATATTTTGGGGTTGAGCCTCAGACAATGATGTTTGGAGATACCTCAAAAATACAATGGCTTTACGACAAACTCGAACCTAGCAGGCAAGAAAATGTTATCACTTACGCAGAGAAACAACTAAATGAGCAGGAAAATAATGTTATCTCTATTTTCGATGATAGAAAAAGAGTCACTGCTTATGTTGAGGGTGTAGTTGCTGCTGGTCTAGGTAGCTATCAAGAGGAAAACTTACACATGGAAGTTGAACTTTTGGAAGAAGAAGTACCAGAAAAATACGATACTATCGCACAAGTTGTTGGGGATAGTATGGAACCGCTTATAGAAAACAACGACTTGCTTTTTATTGATGTAAAAAGTCAAGTTGATGTTAATAGTATTGGAATTTTCCAAGTGAATGGAAAAAACTTTGTAAAGAAACTCAAGCGTGATTATGGTGGTGCTTGGTATTTACAAAGTCTTAACAATAATTATGAGGAGATTTATCTATCAGAAAATGATGACATCCGCACTATTGGGGAAGTAATCAGTATTTATAGGGAAAATTAGGAGCGTTGGCATGAATAAAACTATGAAAATAAACTTATCTATTATTGCAGTTGTAGCACTACTAATGTACGCAATAAACCAAATGAAAGGTGATGATACTAATTCTACCCAATCTAGCGATGCTAAGACTGAGCAGACTAGTACATCATCAAGCAAAGAAGAAACTAGCCAATCATCACAAGAAGTAAAAAACGATGGTAAGGATTATACAGAGGTTTCAAATACTGAATTTGCAGCCCATCTTACTACTGAGATCAATAATCAGTTAAGCGCTAGTGGATACCAGGTAACAGTTAAACCTGTTGGTAATAATGTTATCTATCTTTATGTTCCTCAAGATGTTAAATATAACTCTAACAGTGAAATTCAAAAAATCGCTGATAGTTTATATAGCATCAAAGAAAGTACTTTCTCCAATTGGGCAATTGATAATGGATATGATCTAGGATTTACCAACTCACCTGATCTATACATCAAATCAGAAGATGATACAACACTTGCTGAAGAAAGTGGCATTGTAAACAAATCTATGAAAGTAAAAGTAAACAACTAAAATAAAAAGCCCCTGCTCTCCTCGACCAAAATTTGAGCATGGGACTTAAACCAATTTGAAAAGCAACCTAAAACACTAAGGGTATAGGTCTTTTTTCTATACCCTATTTTACCATAAAACTTACAAAATAGGGAGGCTAACGATGAATAAAGTTGCTATTTATGTGCGCGTGAGTACAAAAGGACAAGCAGAAGAGGGTTATAGTATCGATGAGCAAATTGCATTGCTTACAAGCTACTGTAGCATACACAAATGGAAAATCCATGATACTTATGTTGATGCTGGTATCTCTGGAGCTACGATTGAAAGACCGGAATTAAGCAGACTATCGAGAGATGCCCAAAAGAAAAAATTTAATACCATGATTGTCTATGACTTAAAAAGGCTTGGGCGCTCGCAACGTAATAACATTTCATTTATTGAGGATGTACTAGAAAAAAATGGAATAGGCTTTATCAGCTTAACAGAAAACTTTGATACCTCAACGCCACTAGGAAAAGCAATGGTTGGTATTCTGTCAGCTTTCGGGCAATTAGATAGGGATACTATTAGAGAACGTATGATGATGGGCAAGATCGGCCGTGCTAAGTCTGGTAAACCTATGATGACCAGCACTATTGCATTTGGTTATACCTATGATAAAGTTACTAGCTCACTTAATATCAACCCAGCAGAGGCTATTGTGGTGAAAATCATCTATAATGAGTACTTATCTGGTAGATCACTAACAAAATTAAGAGACTATCTTAATGAAAATGATTTGTTGAGAAATGGCAAACCTTGGAACTATCAAGGAGTTAGTAGGGTTTTAAGAAATCCAGTTTATATGGGAATGGTTAGATTTAGAGGAGAAGTATATCAAGGTAATCATGATCCAATAATTGATAGTGAAACATTTGAGGCTGTGCAAAAAGAACTTAAAAAGAGACAACTTGAGACCTATGAATTTAACAAAAACACAAGGCCATTTAGGGCTAAATATATGTTATCCGGCATTATTAAATGTGGGTACTGCGGTTCTCCAATGGGAGTCACTCTAGGAACTAAACGAAAAGATGGCACGCGCAATATACGCTACCAATGTGTAAATAGATTTCCAAGAACCACAAAAGGCATTACAGTCTATAACAATGGCCAAAAATGTAACTCTGGCTTTTATGAAAAGGATGATATTGAAATATACGTACTAGGTCAAGTAAGACTCTTGCAGCTAAATAAGACTAAATTAAATAAAATGTTTGAAACTCCAGAAATAATAAATGTTGAGGAAATAGAAAATCAAATCAATAGCCTTAATAATAAAATGAAACGACTTAATGATCTCTACCTTAACGATATGATTTCATTAGATGAGTTAAAAACTCAAACTTACACATTCTTAAAACAAAAAGACTTACTAGAAAATGAGCTTAATAATAACCCAGCTATCCACCAAGAAGAAAACCGAAAGCAATTCCAAAAATTATTAGGCACAAAGGACATCACTCAATTGAGCTATGAGGAGCAATCTTTTGCCATTAAAAACCTGATAGATAAGGTATTTGTTAAACCTGGCATCATTGATATAAATTGGAGGATTTAA